GATAACACTAGATAGCAGGATGTTTAAAACTTTATTGCAGGCTATGAAAGACCGAAACAAGGAGATGCAAGATGGCCAAAGTAGAAATACGCGGAAACGTTGATCTACGCAAAGCCTTGCGCAACTTTACTCCCGATCTTGAAAAGCAATTAAAGAAAGAATTAAAAGCAGCTCTAATGCCTGTTGTAAAGAAAGCTAGGGGTTTCGTTCCAAGTCAATCCCCTATGAGTGGCTGGGAAGCGCGTTCGTTTTCTGAGGCGCGTTTTCCAGTATTTAACTACAACACCATAGTTAAAAATATAGTTTTAGAAACTAGCCCTAGTAAGCGCGATAGTCGAGGCTTTACCTCTATGGCTAGAATTATTAACAAGTCTGCAGCTGGTTCAATTTATGAAACTGCTAGACGGCCGCAAGTGTGGGTAGGTGCTAAGGCATCGGGTACATCTAAAGGCGTTAGCCGATCTGTGAATCCTAATGCCGGTGCTAAGTTTATTGAGAATCTTGGCGATGTTACATCTAGCCTAAAAGGCCAAGGCCGATTTATATTTCGTGCATGGGCTGAAAGCCGTGGCGTAGCCGAAGGTGCAGCCAATAAAGCCATAGATACTGCCATTAGAGAATTCTATAAGCGCGCTGAAAAACAAACGTTTAGTAAGGCCGCATAATGGCATTTGCAGATATTAAATTAGGTTCTACCTTTGATGCTAAAGGTTTTAAGCAAGCCGAAACAGCAACCAAAAAACTAGAGAAAAATGTTAAAAGTTTAGCAAAAACGTTTGGCTTTGCATTTGGTACAGCTGCGGTAGTTAGTTTTGGCAAAGCAGCCTTAAAAGCCTTTCAAGAGGATGAAGCCGCAGCCCTTCGATTGGCTCGCGCAGTAGAGAATTTAGGTATTGGTTTTGCTAATCCTGCTATCTCTAAATACATTTCGGACTTAGAAAAGTCTGCAGCGATTGCCGATGATATTTTAAGGCCAGCGTTTCAAAGGCTATTGACCACTACGGGTTCGCTTACTCAGTCACAGAAATTATTAAACGATGCAATTACTATTAGCCGCGCATCGGGTATTGATCTTGCAACAGTATCGCAAGACCTTGCTAACGGTTACGTTGGAATTACTAAAGGCTTAAAGAAATACAACACAGGGCTTACAGCAGCTGAGATTAGCTCTAAATCTTTTTCTGAAGTTTTAGGTGTAATCCTTACTCGATCTGCCGGGGCTGCCGATGATTATCTACAAACCACGCAATACCGTATGGATACTTTGGCTATCGCTACAGGTAACGCATCGGAGATTATTGGCGGCGGCTTAGTAAACGCCTTCGCCCGTATTGGTGGTGGTACAGAAGCCAGCGATGCCGCTAAGGCTATTGAGGATATTGCTACAGCCGTTGCCTTTACTACAGAAAACATTGGCAGTTTAATTGGTGTAATTCCTACCTTATTAAAGAATTTAAAGAATCTGCCTAAGAATATTTTTGAAGGTTTTGCTGGGGCTCAGGCTGGGGTAAACATAACCCCTAAACCTAAACCTGTTGAAAAGACTGCTGCTATAAGCGCGCTTGCTCAACAAAAAGCATTAGCTAAATTGGAAGCCGATGCTGCTAAACGTCAAAAAGCTATTTTGGCGTTAATGAAAAAACAAAGCGATACAGCTAAAAAGGCTGCTGCTGATAAAGCAAGACTAGATAAAGCCGCTGCAGTTTTTGAATTACAAAAAATACAGATAGCCGCTGCGTTAAAGGGCAAAATAAGCGATGAGGAAAGAACTCGCCTATTACTTATGCAGGCTATTGAGGAAGGCAACGTAGATAAGGCCGAGGCACTAACTAAAAAGTTAGAGGAAATTCAAAAGATAAATGCCAAAATTGCCGCTGATCTTTTAGCAATCGGTACGGCTAAAGACCCATTTGCTACATGGGCAGGCAGTTTATCTCTAGCCTTAGCGGCACTTAATAAACTAGGGCTAGGCATGTCCAATGTTCCTGGTTTAGTTCCGGGTGTTAATTTTAACCCTACCCAAAATGCAGATCGAAACTACGATCTTAAAGTAGCTGCTGTCGAAGCCGCTATTGCTGGTAATGGCGGTGCTGTTAGTGGTGGCACAAGCATCTTTGCAGAAAATGACACGATTGAGGAAATCTTAGCCAAGGTAGAAAATGCCGCTGCAGATGCCGCACTTGCCGCAGAAGCTGCCGTTGCATCCGTGGCGGAAACTCAGGTAACTGTAGATGCCTTAGCTGCAGCTACTACAAATAGCATGCCTGTAGCTGGTATGAATTTTAACCCGTATCAAAATAGAGATCGCAACTACGATACAAGTGCAACTCAAGCCCCTACTATCATCGTAAATAATACTGGCTCAGTAATTATGCAGGATGAGTTCGTAGATGCTGTAAGTAACGCAGTATTAGCAAGTCAAAGATTTGGCTATGGCCGTACCCCTGCTGGTTTCTTAGTGGACTCTGGCTGATGACAGTCCCAACGATTAACGCGATTATTAACTTTTCTACTGGCCCTAGTTTTGCGCAGGCATTTATTATTGGCGAAGGTATATTTGGTACTAACGTATTGGCAGACTCAGCTGCAGTTATTGTAGATGTTAGTAATGTAGTAGATAGCGTAAACATCAAGCGCGGCCGCAACCCACAGGTAGATGAGTTCCAGACTGGCACAATGACTTTACGCATCGTCGATCAGAACGGCGATTTTAACCCACAGAACCCGAGCAGCCCCTACTTTGGCCTACTTGATCCAATGCGCAAGGTATCTATTTCGGCTACATCTCTAGGGGTTACCTATCCCATGTTCTCGGGGTTTATTACGAGCTATACAACTAGCACCCCGTTAAACGCCAACGATGTTGTATATACAACTATTCAAGCAGTCGATGCCCAGCGACTAGCGCAAAATGCCCAGATCGCTACAGTTACAGGTGCAACTGCAGGCGATCTAAGTGGCACAAGAATTAACCAAATCTTAGACATGATCTCATGGCCAGAATCTATGCGTGATGTTGATGCAGGTTTAACTACTATGCAGGCAGACCCCGGTACTGCCCGTACATCCCTAGCCGCATTACAAACCGTTACAAATAGTGAGTACGGCGCGTTCTACGTTGATGCCGCTGGATCGTTTGTATTTCAGGATCGCAGCGTTACTACTGCAAGCATCGGCGGTACGCCTACCGTGTTTAACGATAACGGTACAGATATTGGCTATGCCAATGCCCTATGGCGTTTAGATGACACGCTTGTATTTAACCAGGCTAACGTGACCCGAACAGGTGGCACAGTTCAAAATGCTACTAACGCAGCTAGTGTCGAGAAATATTTTGCTCATACTTACAATATTCAGAACTTACTTATGCAGACCGATGCGGTCGCGCTGGACTATGCCCGTGCCTACGTTGCCAGCCGTGCCGAAACTAGCGTTAGATGCGATGCGATCGAGTTAGACCTATACACAGATAACTATGCCAATGGCATATTAGCTGCGCTTGATCTCGATTTTTTCGACCCGGTAACTATCACTACTAATCAGCCAGGTAGTTCGACCCTAACTAAGACATTACAGGTATTTGGCGTGGCTCATACAGTCACACCAAATAAGTGGCGCACCGTGTTTACCACGCTTGAACCTGTCATCGATGGGTTTATCATAGGTAATAGTAATTATGGAGTTTTAGGCGTAAACGTACTTTCATACTAAGGAGTAAAAAAATGGCAACAGGCTTTCCAGCGGTAACGGGTGACGTACTCACTAGCGGCATGTTTAACGGGCTAGTGGCATTTACCCTTAATGCTCAGACTGGCACTACCTATACAGCGGTATCGACCGATCAGTACCAGGTGCTAGTAACCATGTCTAACGCATCGGCTAACGCGTTTAAGATACCTACTAACGCATCGGTGGCCTTTGCTGTTGGTACAGTAATTACAGTTATGAATATTGGCGCAGGTACTTGCACGATCTCAGCTGTAACAAGCGGTACAACTACAGTTCTTAGCGCAGGCGGTACTGCAGCATCTCCAACACTAGGGCAATACAAATCAGCAGCTTGTATCAAAACTGGCACAGATACTTGGTACGTTGTAGGGGCTATTGCATAATGTTAAATACTATTGTTGGAATTCAAAGTGTAGCCGCTAAACCCGTAGTAACGGGTGGCACTTTAACCAGCGATGCTACTTATTTTTATCGTACTTTTACTGCTAATGGTGATTTAGTAGTATCTGGTGCAACTTTATCTTGCGATGTTTTAACTATTGCAGGTGGCGGTTCAGGCGGCGGCGGTCTTGCTGGTGGCGGTGGCGCGGGTGGATTAAAACAAACTGCAAAATCTCTAACTCCTGGTACTTACGCACAAGTTATTGGTGCAGGTGGCGTTGCTTCCGTTGCTGGTTTCTCTAGAGGAACTAACGGTGGTGCAACTACTGGCTTTAGTATTTCGACAACTGGCGGCGGTGCAGGTGCGAGTGCGAACTCTGGGCAAACTGCTGCAACAGGTGGCTCTGGCGGTGGTGGCGAAGCTGCGACAAACCAAACGGGTGCTGCTGGTACTAGCGGTGAAGGTAATGCGGGCGGTAATGGTTATTTTACTGGCATTAACAATGTTGGTGCAGGTGGCGGCGGTGGCTCAGGATCAGCAGGCGTATCTGCAACTAGCGGTACTGGATCGGCTGGTCAAAATGGCGGCAGCGGCACAACGGTATTTGGTACTGCCTATGCAGGTGGCGGCGGTGGTGGTGGTCGAACTGCTGGCGGTACTGGTCAAGCAGGTGGTGGTAACGGCGGAATTGATTCAACAGACAATGCAACTGCTGGTGCTGCTAATACTGGCGGCGGCGGCGGTGGCGGCGGTGGTTATGTATCTGGACAATATGGCAAAAATGGCGGCTCGGGTAGAGTCGTAGTTCGTTACTTGAAAGCGGATGTGTAATTATGGCTCATTGGGCAGAAATAGATGAAAACAATATTGTGCTGCGTGTGACTGTTGGCGATAATAATGAGGCCGATGAAGGGTATGCATGGTTAATAAAGAACCTTGGCGGTACATGGGTTAAGACCAGCTATAACGGCAATATTCGTAAAAACTTTGCAGGCGAAGGTTATACCTACGATCCAGTACGCGATGCATTTATAGAACCTAAACCTGATAACGCTACAGGCTTTGATGAAACTACATGCCGATGGATAGTGCCAAATGACGGCAATCAGCTATAACGGCTGGCCAGCCTCTAAAGAGGTTGAGTCGATCCGTATCAAGTCTTACGCAATCAAGGGTACAAAGATTAAGCTGCGCTGCGCCTATTTTGCTGCGCCTTTACTGGTTGCCTTTGCAGAGCAATTTCATGAACTGATCGAGCCGATCGATGGCGGCACGTTAGACGATTGGGGCTATTGCTACCGAGATGTTAGAGGCGTACCGGGCAAGTTAAGCAATCACAGCAGCGGCACTGCTATTGATCTCAATGCAACTAAGCACCCGTTAGGTAAGGCTGGCACTTTCCCAGCTGAAAAGATCCCAATGATCCAAGCATTGACTAAAAAGTACGGCCTCAACTGGGGCGGTAATTGGACACGCAAAGACGAGATGCATTGGGAGATAGCACAAGATCCCGTAAAGACAGCCAAACTAATAGAGAAGTTAGGATTAAGTTATGCCGACTAGCGCACAAATAACAGTAACCACTACAGCCACGCTTTTAG